GGGCGATTATGATTGTCGCGCTGCTTAACAAAAAAGAACCCGACGGACTTATTTTTCAGAAAAACCTCACGGACATCTCCCTCGCCTTGTATGACGGGTCGGAGGAGGCATTGGCCGTGCTTCCGCGCAATGCGGTCAGTCGCATTCTTCACAAGGGATGTGAAATCATATCCATCGACTGCAAAACCAACCTCGACTCTCTCGCAAGGGTGATAAGCAATCCTGCCGTCAGAAAAAAAAGATTTGTCATTCTCGGGTCGGGATTTACATTAAAAAACTTGCGTGACTTACCCGGCATCCAAGACTTCGACAAGGTGATCATTCATTCATCCGTCAGAAAAAAGAAAGAGGAACTCATTATCCAGCAAGCGAAAGAGTATGGACTAAACACCATTCACAGCATTCGTAATAGCGGGCCTTTGGAGATCCGGCTATGACATATACCCGACTCCACAGGAAGATTCAACTCAATCCAGCCGAACAACATTTCTGCAGAAAACTCGAAAAATACATACTTTTTAAGTTTTTTTTAAACCATATCCACCGATACGCGTTTTAAAGATAAAACAAACCAAATTTCTCTAAATCTTAAATTCAATCGAGTTATGAAAAGAACATTTTTATTTTTGGCTGCCCTTGCGACGCTTACATGCGGATGGAGCCAAAATCTTTCGAAAAACGAAGCAATAGAATCACAAAGTCCTGTTATCAAGTTGTGAATTGTTTCTCCGGCTTTTTTCCAATCAATCGTTTTAATAGCTTTCAAAATGAAATCAGCTATTTTTTTGCCAAATGTTTTACCGTCAAAATTGATTGTAAAAGTATTGATTGCACCGATAACAGTATTTATACCTTTTCCTAAGATTTCCGCTGAACCTTCCCAATCAAAATCACGGATAAAGCCGTTGAGCGATTTTGTAATACCTCCAACAGTTTTATTGACTTTATCCTGAATACCATTCCAATCAAGTGCATTGATTTTGGAAATAACCTTATTCAGTGAGCCTGCTATTGTTGAGCCAACGCCCTCAAAATCGCTGCTGTTCCACAAATCCTTCAGCTTTTGCAGATAATTGCTTAATTTCTGTGATGCAGAAACCGAAGCGTTGTTATCTGATTTTTTATCACTGTCAGAGGAGGCATCGCCCACCTTTGTTATCTGGTCAAAACCATACAAATCCCTTTGTGATTCTGATAATTCCTTGGTAGAATTCGTTACACCATCCAGTGCCGATGAAGTTGATTTCAAGGCTGCACCGATACCCAATGATGAAAGCATATCCGCTATTGCATTTGTAACGGAAATCACATACGGCATCAGCCTTTCAAGCAAGCCTGTTATAAGCTGAATTACAGGAGCAAGCGCTTTGCCTAAAGAATTCTTTAATGCTTCAACCTTGCTGTTCAATTCTTCATTGCTGCTGATATAATTGGAAACAATGCTTCTCAGCTCTCCAAAAATAGATTTAACAAGCTTAAGCCCTAATGCAACAATTCCGATTCTTTTAATGGACTTTGTTACATTCAGAAGCTTATGGCTTAAATCCGTTGATGATTTGCCGGCAATTGAAAGCCTGTTTTTGAGAAAACCAAGTGCGGATTTTCCAAAAGACAAAACACCTCTTGAAGCTTTTCCGACAGTTGATGAAAGCCTGCTGAATCCGGAAGTTGATTTTTGAGTTTCTTTGCTTGCAGAATTAAGCCTGTTTCTCATTGTATTCAAGCTTTCCGCGCCTGCTGCTGCCTTTTTCTTAAGGTTTTCAAGCTTAAGAGCCGTATTTGCCATAGCAGAATTAAGGCTGTTTTCCTGGGCAGACAGGCTCATTTCCGATTGCTTTAAGCTGCCTATTTTGCTTCTTAAAGTTTCAATTTCTTTTCCCAAAGATGAAAAGCTTTGTGTATTCAGCTTTTCGGGATCTATTTGAATTTTAATAAGCTGGTCATCAAAATGCTTTAATTCATCAGTTGCCCTTTTAATATCCGCTTCAAGCTGATTAAGCTGCTTAACCTCGCTATCAAATGGCTTTAAACCGCCATAACTTTCAATTTTCTTTTTCAGCTCTTCATAGGAGCCGGACATATCGTGAATATAGTCTGTAATTTCCTTACGGGCCTTGCGGATACCTTCTATACCGCCGTCTGTTTCCTTTATAAATTCATTCTGCTTTTTCTGAACAGCAGTCAGCTTATGACACTTATCAATCAGCTTCTGCATTTCCTCACGCTGTGTTCTGAGCTTTTCCTGAATTGCCGAAAGCATAGACCTATAATCCTCAAACTTTGCTTTTGTTGCAGCAATCGTTTCAGATACTTTAATCTGTTTGTCGGCAAGCGAGGACATTTCCTTTCCCAGCTTTTTGACATTATCGCAGGAAGAATTCATTGCATTGGTTATTTCCTTGCGCAGCTCATCTGTAACACCCGATGCTCTTTTCAGATCATCCGTAAATGTTTCCATTTTCTTGCGAAAGTCGGATAAATCGGCTGTGAATTTGGTACAGAGTTCTTCTATTTCCACAATATCCCCCCTTTCTTAATTTTTGTATTTAGCAATTTGCATTTCTTTGAAAAAAACTATACACCTCGGCAAGTCTGAATTCGTTGATTTCCTCATTTGTCCAGAATGGAAAAACCTCATAAATTTTTCCTGCATCTGCACCTGCAACATTTGCAGATACAAGCATTGCATGCCTTGAAGCAACAACTGCCTGCATTTTTAAATCCCTGCGGTCTGCTTCATTCTTTGCTTCAACAAATTCTTGTATTTCGCCTTGTGTATAGCTATAAATATCAAAAAAGGGAATGCCTGCAATACGGCCTTCCCTAATTAAATCCTCAATTGTCTGAACCTTATTCTGTTTTGCGAAAGGACGGATTCTCACTGTCCCCACTTACGACTTTTTCAATTCTCTCGCTGTCTGTAATCTGTTCAAACATCTTATCAAACACCTGATTGAAGCCGTCCTTAAGAGAATTCATCTGCTTTTCACTGAACAAGCCTGATACACTTGCTATATTAAACAAAACGCCTGCAAGCTCATTCATACCGCAAACGCCATTATCAACAAGCAAATCATAAAACTGCTCGCCGTTGACAGCTTCGGGATTTGTGTTGCCGTTCCAGGAAAGGGCTTCGTTTACAATTGCAATAAACTTTTCCGTATCCTGAACAGCAGACATAACAATATCAAGCGGTTCATCCTTGAATTCCTTTTTCAAACGCATCTGTGCGCCTACAGTGAATCTAAGCTGAAATACTGTTTTGCCTAAAACAATTTCAAGCACTCTTCTTCCGCTTTCGGTTACCTTATCCGTTAATTTAATTTTGTTTTCCATAATAAACCTCCGTAAAATTTAAAAGGGCGGAATCAACCGCCCATGTTCGTTAGGCTGAAGCCGTACCGTCTACCCATTTTGACTGTAATTTGAATTTTGCGCTGTAATTAATCACAGCATTGACACCAACACCTGAGATGCTTACATTTGGAATGCCGGTGCAGGAATGCGTTACACCATCGGGTGTTGTTACAACTATAGGCACAGTCTGTCCCTCAAGTGCTTTAATTTTTTTATAATCTCCTGTATCAGCGCCGTTATATAAGCCCTGAATTTCAAAGTCGCCATTTTTAATTAGACCGTCAATGCCCTTTTCAACCTCATCAAGCATTGTTGTAGCATCGAGCGTATCCTTTTCATTAGACATATCGCCGATTGAGGTATGCTGTTTCAAATCTACTGTACCAACCCTTACCTGAACACCAATTGAGGCAAGTCCCTTAACTTCAGTTTCAGTAGTACTCATATTTGTTTTCCTCCTTAATCAATAAATCTGTTAAACATTAAATCAACCCTGCTGCTATAACGAAATATTTTTCGCTTATAACCGCTTGGATCATTCATCATTGAATCGGGCGAAACGAATTGCCGTTTCAATCCCTTTTTCTTCATTTCCTTATCAATAAGCAGCGTTGCTTCAAGCAATTCTGCTGTGCTTAAAACCCACAAATCAACCTGAAAGGCGATATCCTGAACAGTAGGTATTTCAGTATCTGTGTTTGACAATTCAAAATATGTAATCAGCCTTTCACGGCTGTTATAGGAAACTGTATCAGGAAAAGCCATTTTAACCTTAATATCAAAGGACGGATTAACCTTTTCAAGCGTTTCCTTGATTTCATTTCGTATATCAATCATTTCTTCCCAAACACCTCCTGAACAGATAAACCTAATTCTTCTTTGATTTCAGGTTCTACCTCTTTCATTCCAGGATACATAAACGGCTGTGCCTTATGACCTTCCCACTTTGTTTTACGAACAATGCCGAGCTCGGAATCAAGAGGATGACCAGGTGCTTTGTAGCCTTTTGGTGTTTCTGTATCCCCTGCCTGTCCGGTTCCGAATTCCACATACGCAGCATAAGAGGTATTTGTTCTTGAACCGGCTGAGATAACATCGCCTTTATCCTCAACAAAAGAATGGATTGATTCTCTTAATATCGAAGTATCAACAGGACAGTTTTCCTTTTGAATGCCCACCATTTTTTCAGCCTTTTCCCTTGCCTTCTGCAAAACTGTATCATGTAACCTTTTGGGACTATTGCTGATTTTGCTTATAACAGCATCCATTCCCTGCATCGTAACATCAAAACCTGCCATAGCATTACCCCTTTTCTATCGTTACAAGAACATAGCTTGGAAAATGTTGTATTTTTCTTACAATATAATCAAGCTCTGTATTGTCCTCAAAAACGATTTTGTCGCCCTCTGAAAAAGGATTTGCCTTGAAATCAAAAACGGCAGATTGGAGTGTTTGAGCCATTCGTCTGCCGAGTTCTGTTTGTGCATTATCGCTTGTGACCTCTTTCCAATGGCTTTTAAGCGACTTTTCAGTTAAAGGCTTATCGGAAAACACTGTTTCTTCATAGCCTATGCTTTCAATAACCTCTGCCTGCTGCTTATACACATTGAAAGGGCGAAGCCATTTATCAGGTGTTTTCATTCGGAATTCCATAACGCACCACCCTTAAATGATTTAGAGAATTAAGCCGAGTTGTAATCAAGCTGCTTATCTTTTCGTTGAATTCTTCGGGAGTTGTATAGGAAACACTTTCGCTTACATCGCCCTCTGAATATGTATAGCTTTTTATATTGCCGTTTTCAGCATTGCTTTCTGCAGTCGACTGCAAAAGCATTAAATATGCTATTTCGTTTACAGCAGATCGAACACAAAGGGGCGGATTCGGATTATTGACATAATCTATAACACAATCAAGCGCATCCTCAAGCAACTCTTTTAATTCATCATCAGAAAGGCTGATATCCTTTGCCCTGCGCTTTAATCTGTTTACCGCTCTTTCGTTAATAAAAATACCGTTATCCATATTAACTCCCTTCAAAAACTATTTTTCTTTCTTTTTGGTCATTTTCTTCCTTGTATACCCGAATCTAAGATAAACAGCAAGGCTGTTCTTATCAATCGTAACTGCCTTGCCGTCCTTATAAACATTTACTGTGCCTTTATCCATTTAAAAGCACCTCTTAGCCCTCAAGCTTAACAAGAAGGTCTGAATCAAGAGTTTTGATACCATAAATAATATCAATAGAAATGCGGTCTGTTTTTGTATCTGAATTATAATCAAATACAACTCTTACTGCAAGACCGTCTGCAGATGCGATATAGGCATTCTTATTACCCAAAGGAAGCGCAAGACTTCTTGTAACAAGTGCAAGGCCGTTTCTGTGGAAACCGAGTGAATTCGGAGCTGTAATAACTGTTGCCGCAGCTTCTGTAAATGCCTTATGAATCGGCTGGTCTATAGCAACACTTTCAATTGTGCCGCTTGCCGCCGTCTTATCCTCGGTAATTCTGTAAATATAGCCGTCAATAATAAAGCAATCGCCGTTTTTAACAGTTGCTGCCGCAGTTGTAACATCAGTGAGCTTAATCTCTGATTTACCTCTTTCAGCGGTAACCTTATATGTTTTTGCACTTCCTGCCTTGCCGAGAATAGCGGCGGCAGAATAAGGTGCGTTCTGTGTCATATAAGTGTCCAATCCAAAAAGCTGTCCGAGTGAAGCTTTTCTTAATGCCTCATTGTCGCCTGCTGCCGATACATTTGTCATATTATCGTCAGTAACATAATTAAGCTTATGCATCGGATTAAGAACCATGCGACGATCTGTTACAGGGGCTTTAAAAATATCAAGATATGCACCAACCTGCGCAATGTCCTTGATTGGTTTCTTTTCGTCTTGTCCTGTTGTAACTGTTGCAACGGCATCCTGAACACCTGTTGCAATAAGGTCTGCATCCACTGCAACAGCAATAGCCTGCATTGCCGGTTCAAGAACCTGCTTTGAAAAATCCTTGATGTCAAGTGTCATTTCCTTTGATGTAACAGGAATAGAAACATCACGGAAACGGTCCATTTTTACATCAACCTTACCTTCTGAAATTTCCTGTTCCTCAATTTTGCCGGTAAAATTCTTTGCTACGAATTTAGACGGCTTTCTTACTGTAATTGTGTCGCCAACGCCTACAAACTCCTCGTCATAATCACGATGAACAAGGTTTGCCATTACAAGATTTGCTTTAAGCACCATAAGTGCCTCATTTGCAATAATGCTTGGTGTTAAAAGTTTATTTGCCATTATATTTTCCTCCTTAAATTTTATTTATGGCTTTTTCTCCACTTTTCATATTCGTGGAAATCTTCAGGCGGTGTATCTCCGCCACTTGGCTCATTTTCTGCTTTTGGAATGATTGTTCCTTTCATTGCCTTTTCCTTTGCCTCAGATACTGCAGAATTAAAAGCCTTTTCAAACGCATCTATATTCAGCTTTGATTCATCGGCATCTGTACCTGTTAAAAACTCTGCAAAGGAAGCCGGCAGATTGCGGTTTAACAACTCTGTTCCTACTGCTGTTTTGAGCTTTTCCCTTTCAAACGCAGCCTTTTCCTGCTCAAACTCGCTTTTTTCTTTGGAAAACTGATATTTTTCTCTTTCCGATTCGTTCATTTTTGCAAGTTTCTTGGCTTCATCTGCTTCATCCGCCTGCTGCTGTTCCCATTTCTTCTTTGCTTTATTGAGCGCAGAAGTAATTTTTGCATCAAATGCAGACTGATAAGATTTGTTTGAGCTTAACAATTCGTCAAAGGTAGGTGTTTCACTGCCTGTTCCGCCCTCGGCAGTTTCAGTTTCTGTTGTATCAGCCCCTGTTTCTGCTTCGTTCTGTTCCTGCTCTGTTCCCTCCTCAGCAAAAAGCTGAAGATTAAGCGGTAATCTAACCGCCTTTGAATTTTGATTTCTTTCCATAGAAATCCCTCCTGTTTTTATTGCCCTTTAAGTTCTCTATAACACAAAGCCCTTAAAGTTCAATTAATATATTTCTTAATCGGCTTCTAACCGAAATAAGCATAAAAATAGCACCTTGCAATTACAAAGTGCTTAAGTCAACTATTAAATTTGGGCATAAGAAAAGCACCATACATCAAGTACAGTGCTTAATTTTTTTCTCTTGCCTTTTGAATTTCTTCTTTGTATTTTCTTACCATTTCTTTTTCTTCCTCGGTAATTTCACGGTATCCAACAACTCTGGCTTTTGGTATATCTGTCCATCGTCTATCAGTAAATAATTCCTTCTTTGACATTATTCTTCTCCTAAATAGATATTTATAATTTTATTTTGATTTTCAATCTCAATTACTTCAAATTTCTGATTTCTTTGATAAAGAACTTCTTTTTCTTTTGAATTAAATTTTGAAATGTCTCTACCTTTTGAGGAATTGATAATATGTATTTGCACCTGCCCATCAGGATTATATGTTTTTCCGAATGTAGTTGACAGATATTCGTTATAATCTATAGTATTTCCTGCTTTATAATCTTTAAGGAAGTTTTTCAAATCGTCCTCATAATCAAATAAAAGTGACCTTGTTAAACTACCTTGATATTTAGGCATTTTATCCAACGCACTATCCAAGTTCATTATAAGGTTGTTTTCTTCATCTGTCAACGGCAATCCCTGTCTTAATTTTTCATTGAGTATATATGATTTACTGCTTATGTATTGATTTAACGCATATTTTTCATCATCAGATAAAACATATTTCTTATACCATTCATCATAAGACATATCAGCAGGGACTTTCATGCCCTTGCCTGTTATCGGATTTCTTGCCCAGCGTGTTCGGCCTGCCCTGTTCTCATTTTCATATGCAGGAACAATAACCGAACGGCAGAACGGATGAAGCGGCGGAAGATTAACACCGATTTCGGCATCATCTATATTGAACACCTTTAAATCAAGCTTTCGGCACATTTCAGATGTTCGCAAATCCAGTGTTGCTATAAAACGGTACTTGGTAAAGCCTGCCGCTTTTAAGCCCTCTAATGTACCCTGATTGCTGAAATAATTTACCTCTGTTCTTACTAATCTGCTTGTTATAAAACGCTGTGCTTTATCAGGACTATCGCCGATTACTCTGCCTTTCAGCTCGTTGCACATTTCGTCCAAAGTCCACCCGGCAAGGCAGCCTGTTTCAATCGTTTCTGCAACTCGTTCAGCGAAATCCTCATTATTCTTCCAAAGCCTTGATGAATAATTTCCGCCATTCCATTCATGGGAAAGCATAGCTTGTATTCGTCTATCGGTTAATATATCAAAATCATACAAACCGCTGTTTTTCTGATCTGCATATATCGTCCGATAGTAGCTTTGCTCATAAACATTTACAAGTCTGCTTTCGGCAAGCTCAACCTCTTTTGCGCCGATTGCCCGTGCTTCATAATATAGATTATCCCTTAATGCTTCCAGCCTGCTGATTCTTGCACCATAGGCAGGAGCATCAAGGGTATTTATAATTTCACGGCGGAGCTTTTCATCCTTAGTTTCCGCAAGCAGCTTTTCGAGTTCGTTTCTGTACTCCCTCGTCTGCTTTTCGTTAAGCAACTGTTTTGCATATTCGGGGTTTATTTTTCCGCCTGTTACATAACGGGTAAAAATCCTGTTTACTTTTCGGGTTAAACTATCTGATGCTTTCTGATAAATTTTGTTTATCGCAATCATCGTCTGATTTGTATTTCTCTGCATCAGATTTTCAAGATTAATGCTTCTTTGCTTCCAATAATCCTTATTTTTCATTATTCGTCTGTTTCTTCTGCATCCTCTTCATCCTCATTGCTCAAACCTTGTCTGCCGAATGAATCAAGATAGCTTTTCTGATTTTCTTCTCTCTGCTTTTTAATATTTTCAAGTGCTTCGGCAGGGTCATTAACAAACCATAACAGTGAAAGTAAGGTCTGATCGTCTACCAAATCGGAATCCTTAAGCTTAACAACCATATCAACCGTCTGCTGTTCATCTATCGGCATTGAAATAGTAAATACGATATCAACATCATCAATACTGACAGGTGCAAAGCCGTCTTTCTGCGAAAGATAATTATTGTATAACTGCCAGCGCTTTTTTAAGCCTGTTTCTACCGCTCTCATTTTGCTTTTAACAAGTATATTCAGTGCAAGCAGTTTAAGCCTTAAGGCAACACCCGAAGCATTACCGCTGAAATTCTCGTCTGTCATATCCGGTGTTAAGGTCTGCTTATGAATTTCCGTAACAAGTGTATCATCAAGCACCTTTAAGCTTGCTTCATCAAAGGTTTTCTGTAAGTATTCAAGCTTTGAATCTTTAGGCAATCCGTCAATGATTTTTTCTTCCTTCATTACTTCTTTTGCACTTGTATCAAGCACTGCGCCATAAACAGCAAGAACGGCATCAACAAAAGCCTTTTTATCTGTTAATCTATCCGAAATCAAATCATTTCTTGCATCTATAAGAGAAATAACCTGCTCAAAATCGCCTTGCAATTCTTCGTTGTTTTCGTAGGATATAACAGGCACTGCGCCAAAATAATGCGTAACAGGCTTGCCAACTTTATTGTACTGTATATCTGAATTATCAAGATTGTTGCTTTCATAGTCCTGCTGCAAGGTATCTGTGTAAATGGTTACTGCATAATATTTTTCTTGGTTAATGCGTTCCCTTTTATCAATCAGCATTGCAAACAAATCTCGATGCTCAACCGTATTATCCTGAACAAGCACAACCGAATGCGGCTTATATGCCGCACTTTTCGGAATCGGGTGTTCATCTGTGCTTGCATAAATCAGCTCGCAGGCTTCGCCGAATATGCCCATATTTTTGCCGTTCTTATCATCAATATCACTGATATTCTGACTATGGTAAGCATCTATAATCTTTGAAATATCAATATCCTTTTTTAGTGCTTCGCTTGGATTATGTCTTACAAGGTTTCCGCTCTTTTTATCAAGCTTTGCTTCTACTGTTGTAACAACCGAAAGCTTAGAGCCCACATCACTATCCTTTTTATCATTGTTATCATACTTAACAGGCTCAGAAAGGTAATAGCCTTTGATGATATCAACAATATATTTGCAGTAGTTTGCTGTTACCTTAACCTTTCCGTCTTCTGCTTTTGGCACATCAGCGCATTTATATCTATCATATAAATCTTTGCATCTTGTTTCATATGCCTGCTGCTTTTTAACGATGTAATCTATAACAGCAGACGGGATGTTTCCCTTTTTATATTCAGGCACATCCTTAGCGCTTATATAAATTTTCAAATCTTTATCCTCCCGTTATTTATGAGCACTTACAATTCGATTAAGAATTGTATAAACAAAATATCTTACGGCATCCATTGCGTGGTCTGTAACCTTAACAGGCTTATCTTCTCCTCGCTCTACCGCCTTTTCATCCCAATGGTATACGCCGAATTCTTTGATTGTGTTTTCACAATTCTTAGTAAAAAGCAAGTTGCCTAAATTAAGCAACCTTCCAACTTCTCTTATTCCATCTAAAACATCGTTATCAGCTTGTTGTACTTTGATGCCCCTTCTGCGTAGTTCCGCTATAAAGGAAGCAGCAGACGGGTCAACAACTACCATTGTATATGGTGTATCTCCGATAAATTCAATCATATCGTCTGCGTATTCGCTGTCTGTTTTCTGTTTCTGCTTTTCTCGGCCGTCATAGTAATATTCCTTAATACAAAGCCATTTGTTATGGTATTTTCGCCACATAAGAAAGCAAGCAGGGTTTTGCGTTCCGTAGTCACACGAAATATACGCATTGCCCATAAGCTCTATTTCATCAGGCTTGTCAATAACATGCTTTTTAACATCAAACATATCATAAACAAGCCCTTCTGCCGATTTCCACAATCCAAGAATATACCGTTCAAAGAACACACCGGAATAAAGGCTTCTGTATCTTTCTTTCATCTTTTCAGACAGTGTTAAATTATCTTCCATTGTAAAATGAAGATAAAGAACATTGTGCTTATCTGCCTGCTTTATCCATTCTACATTAAACCAGTGAAGCGGAGCACCTGGATTGCAGTTAAACCAAAACTTAGAGCCTTCAACAGAACATCTTGCAATCGCCTGCTCAACAAAGGAACGAGGCATCAAGGCAACCTCATCAAAAAGCACACCTGCTGCGGTCATACCTTGTATTAAATCCTGTGAGCTTTCATCCTTACCGCCAAAGGTATAGAAATAATTTGTTCTTTCGCTGCTTGATATAACAATAAGGTTATCTGTTCGTCTTTCCTCAAAGCCATATCCAAGGCTTATGGCCTGCTGCCTAAGAGTTCCCAGTACATTTCTCCTTAAAGAGCCCACTGTTTTTCCGCATATTGCAAAATCACACTCGTTGAAATTGTTCATAGCCCACAACATAAAAGAAGCAGCCATTGAAACGGTTTTACCGCTTCGGACTGCTCCGTCTGCTATGATTCCATCTTTATCCTTAACAAGAGAGTTTTTACACCACCAAGTCATAATCTTTAACTGCTTATCCGAAAATGGCTTCCACTCAAATGCTTTGCTCTTACTCTTCATCAACCCATACCTCTGCAGCCTTACCGTCAAGAGCATTCACAAAATCTTCGCTGTTAACTGTCAAATTTATATTATTATCCGATTTTCCGAACATTCCAAGATGCTTTCCGAGAAGCTCAATTGCCTTTAATGCTCCCTTGCTGTCAAAGGTCCATTGCCCTGTTTCTACCATGCAATGCTCTTCATAGTCCCATTCTGTTACAGGATTTTTTGAAAGGCAACGATCAACTACCTCTTCAAGCTGACTAATGACTTTTTCCTCAGTCAAGCAAGACGATTTCTGTATTTCTTTTTGATTTTCTTTGACAAATGCCAATACTTCATCATTCTTTAATAAACGGCACGCTTGTGATGCGGCATTGCTTTCTTTATATCCAGCACGAATAGCAGCCTGCGTTCCGTTATAATCTTTAACATATTCTTCGCAAAATCTTATCTGTTTTTTCTTCAAAGCCAACGCTATCCGCACCCCCTCATATTTTAAAAATATAAATTTACAGAATTTAATTCTTTGCGTGCGCACACGACACACTTTGCTTTCTTGGCTTTTTGCAAAAAGAAAGAGTAACCACCTGCTGCAATTACTCCTTTTTATCATATAAGAGCAGCAAGCGTTTCTGCCTGCTGCTGTGTTTCAATTTCTTTCAGTATATACTATAGCAAAATATTTTTTAAACTTCAGTATTTTTTGGTATGTTATTTAAAATGGCACTAAAATTTTTCAAAGCTC